GTTATATAAATTGGATTAGCATTGGCTTGAGGTAAAAATACTAAATTGTTAACAATTTGCCTATCAGTATCAACAGCAGTTCCTTGATTATTAACTCTTGGAAATCTATAAGTAGTAGCTACTCCTAGTGGATCAACTTGATAATCTACTGGGACAGCATCTACGGTACTATAACTGACATTATAACATATTTTTTGACCTTGTTGATTAATTTCGGAGGTCCATCCAGCCGTACAATTTGGGCAAGGAGTAGGATCGCAGACTTGACAACCATTTGATACTCCGCCTTGGCATCTAGTATAAAATACATTTCTCTGATAATTACCTAAATCATAAGTGCTTCCATTATCAAAATCTTTTTCATATTGAGACATTAAATTATCTTCAAATTTAGTAGATGGTCTTAATGTCATATATCCACTTTTAAGAACTCCCGCTCCAACGCTTTTAACAAAACTAGTAGTTGTTGTAAAAGTATCTGCTCCATTAAAAAATGCTTCTCTTAATTGGATTCCACTATTAGCTAACGCTTTAACAAAACTAGTATAACCTGGACCAGTAAATTGTTGATACATTATTTTATTTAAATTATCTTGAGTTAAATAACCAGTTGCAGCATTTTGATCAGTGAAAAATATATAAATACTTCCAAAATAAGATTGTGGATTTTTTATTACTACCGATATATTATTGTCACTATTTATAAGAGCTGTAGCAGTATTTATATCGTATTTTTCAGAAGTCATTTGATCATTTTGAAATAATCCAAAAAGATAACCATGAGGTTGATTATAAGGGGTTCCAGCTAAAGTTTGTTGAGAAGTATACTTTACCCCTCCATCTTTCTCTCTTGCATCAATAGCTATCCAAAATCCAGAAATTACATCATCTCTTAAATATGATCTTAAATTTTCATCAGTAAAACCAGTAAATGCTGAAAATTCAGCAGACAAAGAGCTAGGCGAATAATAATCTGTGTTTATAAAAGTTTCACTATTAGCTCCAGATCCATCAAAATTTCCAGTTCCAAAATTCAATCTATAAGTTAATTCATCATTTGTCCATGTTTTTAAAACTGGAGCAAGATTATCTAGATTCCATTGAAGACTTAAAGTTTTATCATGAATTAAATTACCTGTATTTAAATTTACAGATTCAAATTGACCTGCGTTTGGACCTACAACTGGAATTGTAGTCAAATCATCATAACTAGATCTATATTTAAAATCATTTAATTCAATTAAATTAGTATAATCTCCTAATAAATTAGAAGAATAATAAAAATTTCCACCTCTATAATTTCTAGAGAAATATCCTCTTGGACTTATACCATAAATTCTAAAATAGTAAGTTTGATTATTTCCAGTAGGAACATGCTCTCCACTTACAACAGAATTATCACTAGGGACTTGAAGAGAATTTAAAAAGAAATCTTCTTTTGGTACGTTAACCGTAAAGCCTTGAACATTAGCATATTGAGTTTGAAGATCATTGCTGATAAAATCACTTCCACTTTTAATATATATTCTCCAATAACTTGTTTCAGAATTTTGAGTATCTACAGCACCACTGATATCATAATTTAAATATAAATCGGCTGTTTCATATAATGCAAGACCACTTGGATAGCTAGCTTCTTTTGATGCAATTGGACTTAGCACTAGAGCATCTGTAAATGAAAATCCAGATTCAACATATAAGTATTTACTTGGATTGTATTCCATTGCATTTATATTATATTTAAATGGTTCAATTTCAGATATTCCAATTATTCTATATAATTCAGTTTCGGTATTTATTCCAAAACCACCGCCAGTAGTTTGAGCAGTCCAAATTGCTCCAGTATGTAAATTATAATCAGTTGCATTAAATACTTTATTGCAATTAATTTCTGTTAAAGTTTTTTCTGGATCATAACCAGCAGCTGTATTTACAAAAGATGAATTCATTTGAAAAAGTCCAGATTGAATCTTACTTCTTTCATAGCCTGTAACAAAATCAGAATAATTTGTTCCAGTCGCTCTTGATGTAGGTGTTAGAATTTCAAGTTTATATGTTTGGTTTGGAAAATTTGTTGTAAAGTATCCAGAAATATTGTTAAATTCTTCATCAAGAATAAATTTATGTTTACCACCAATTCCTGTACTAATTCCTAAAACTCTTCCTCCTAATCTATGCATTAGTCTATTTGAATCTTCAATTTTAATAACATCTCCTGGTCTTAAATATACTGAATCTAATCCTGCGGTAAAATCAACAGTTTCTGTTTCTAATTGTTCACTAGCTAATGCCCATTTTCCAAGTCTATAAGCTTGGCCTCTACTTGTGCAACCAAATGCGGTAATTTCTAATTTTCTGATACCATATTTTCTTACTCCATCTGGGTCTTCAATATGTTCAACTGTTGGTTTAGCAAAATAATTCATATCATTATATCTAACAACAGCTACTGTATTTCTTGTTTTTTTGCTACTACTAGAATAATTAAAATCTCCATTTTCTACATTAGAATTTGTGAATAAAACATAAGGATCTTTTGGCATATCAGCAATTGCGAAAATTGAACCATTAGCATAATAAGACATTCCTCTAAAAACGCTGGCCATGTCATTTAATAAATTAAATGCATCAGAAAAATCATTTATTACTGCATTACAGGTGAATCTTGGTTCTAATCCACCAAACCCATCATCAACAATTGTATCGCAATACTGAGCAATTTGATATAAATTCCATTTATCTACTTGTTGATTTTTTATATATTTTCCTAATCCATATCTTTTATTTGTTAATATGTCATAATAACACCATGCTGGATTATCACTCCAATAAAGTCCAATTCCAGAAGGATGATATTCATCCGAAAATCTTCCATCCCAATCTCCATTGTATGTTTTTTTAATTGGATCATAATTGCTTGGTATTTTTATTTTTAATAATTTTACATCATATGATCTATCTGGAACATTTTGAAAATATTCTGATGTAAATAAACTTTTAAAAATTGCAGATTTTGGATATATATAGTCTTCTCTAAAAACTTCAGTAATTGAATCTACCGTTACAGAGTCTTTCAAATTTAATACAGTACTTTCCTTGCTAGTTCTTTGTACTTGAACTCTCCATCCTAAAAATGTTATATCATTTGGATCATATTGACCGCTTAAATCAAATTTAAAAGCATCAATTATACCAGAACTTATTTTTCCATTGGTTTGTTCATCTCTTTGCAAAGATCGTATTTCTACATATCCGCCGCTAGTTATTTTAAAAATTTTGAATCTATAAGTTATCGTTCTATCTCTAATATCTCCAGCTGTTTGTGAAATTTTAGCAGTTTGACCACAACCTAGATCATAAGTTATTCGATCTCTATTTGGGTCATTTTGCTGATCAAAAAGAGCTGTTATTTTCAAAGATACGATTAATTCACTTATATTTGTGCTTTTAAAATCATAATTTTTAGCAAAATCTGGCCCAAATCTTAAAGTATCTCCTAATGTTAAAGTTCTAGAAGCTTGAGGAATATCTGCTGCACTAGTAGGATTTCTTAACGCAGTGGCTAAACTTGTTGCAGTAGTTTGATTTCCATTGTCGTATCTAAAATTAATTTGAGAGTAATTATAATTTCCAGCATCATCAATTAATGGAACATTTTTCCAAAATATTGATCTCAGATAAGGATTATTTTGTTTACTAGGATATATATTAAAAATATAACTTGACCAACCAATTTGATTAGTTTGACCAGCATAAACATATTTTCCACTTACTAAACCTTCAATTGGACCTTCAGAAATTAAATCTGTGACTTCTGTTTCTGTTCTAGAAAGAACTTTACCTGCTACGTTAGTTTTAAAAATACCTTCGGGCGCTTCAATTGGAGTATGTGGATCTGGTGGTGGTCTAGGGCTACAACTTTTTCCTCCTCCCGCTCCTCTTAAAACTTTAGGATAAAATTTTTTATTATCTTCTTTTAGATTCATTAACTTGTCCTTGATTCAGTATTCTTAACGTAACTAGTATTAAATGAAGCACTAACAGTTTTAGAACCAACGATAAGTCTTCCATATCCTACTGGAATAGGTCCACCTTCGCCTCTAGTATTTGTTGGTCCATCAAAAAGATAAGATTTTCCACCACCACCTTTCGCCGCTACTTCTGGAGATTGAAATTCTGGAGCTACAAATGGAGGAGGTGAAGATAATAGAGATAAGAATCCAGCAGCAGTTAAACCTATTCCAGCTATAATTAAAGCCGCACCAAAAATTTGACCCCCAGGAATAAAAAGTAATACTACTCCAATAATAGTTAAAACAATTCCAGCTACAGCACTAATAATTCCACCCGCTCCTTCTATAATTGGAATAATATCAATACTTTTTAAATCTTCACTTTTATAAGATACTGTTAAATTTGAATAAATAGCTTTTTCAAGATCGTTTTCAATTTCATCTGGATTTTTAAAAATTTTAAAATCTTTCTTATTTATAAGAACTCTATATTTTAAATTATCTTTCTCTAACTCATAAAGAGTTTTATATAAAATTTTAGTGTTAGCTTCTATTGCCCTAATAGCTTCTGCAACACTATTTACGGATAAATTCCATTTAGTTTTTTTTACTTTTTCTGCTAATATACCATGTAATTCTACTTCGACCATAATTATACCTCCTGAGAAGTCGGTGGGAATCCTCCGAATGGTAATGGACTACCAAATCTTTTTCTACATCCCTTTAATCTTTTAGAACATTGATCTGCAATCCAATAACTACTATTAAATGGAGAATATAAATTATTATTTATTTTTGAAACAAAATAATATTTAATTCCATCTAATTCAACATAAACATATTGTCCTTTTGAATAACTTGCATTATTAGCTTTTTCCCATAATTCTGGATTTCCAGCAGAGACGTTAGAATCTAATAAAAGTGTTATCGTTTCATCTTTATCATTTGCAATTGGTGCACCTGAAAATCCACAACCCTCTCCTCTATAATCAAAAGAACAAGATTCAGCATATAATGTTCTAAGTGGAAGTTTTATATTTTCTAAATCTAAAATTGAACTCAATTCATATTGTAAAACATTTTTATTTTCTTTTAATTTTCTATCAATATAATAAATATCTGGATTTAATTGAGCGTAAGGATCTGGATCAATTGTAAAATCATCATCATTTATAATTCCGCCATAACTTTTAAAATTCACGGCATCAAGATATTTCAAAAAAGTTCTTTTTCTAGTGATTTCTAAACCAATTATATCGCCAATTGATCGAATTGTATTTTTTATTTTTACAAAAAAAGCTTCATATGATTCAATTTGATTTTGACTAGTAAAAGTTAATTTTGGTTTTGGTAAAGTGCCTCTAGCCATTATTTCAAGTCCTTCGATTAAAATTGGGAATGGAACATATCTTTTTCCTTGCCAGATTATTTGATTAAATAAAGTTGGACTACTTAAATTTGAACTAGTATTTTCAAAATTTATTGTCATATTATGAAAACGTAAAATTCCTAGTGGAGAATCTATTTCCGCACCATTATAATTTGGAAGACTTTGTGAATTATTATATGGTATTGGAATTTCATTAGAAAAACTTAATTCGGCTAAATCTATATCATCTCTTTCTATTCCAAAATTTCTAAAGTCAAATTCATATAAAGTTACTAAAGCAGATGGATTTAATTTAGAGCCTTCTATAGATATTTTTTTTGTACCAAGTTGTTCGTTAGAATTAATACTCATACATTTGAAGTTTCAGAAAATTTTGCTGTTATATTATAATTATTATAAAAATTATAACCTATATCCCATTCATCACAAATAAATCTTTTTGGATAAGATTGAGATGCATCAAAATTATATGGAAATGGAGCATCAAAAAAGAAAGAATCTGCAGCTTTTCTTTTATGTAAGAAATGAGCAATCGCTCTTGTTTCATTTTTATCTCTTCCTTCGAAATTTAAATTAAATTTTTGAAGATTGTTGTTTATTCCATCGGCCATACGTTGTTCGTACCCATTACCAAATTTTATAACATTTACAGCTGGCTTCATTTGTAATTGAGAAGCATAAGTTGGTTTCCAAAAGAACTCTGGTTTTGTTACAGCAGAATAATATCTATATCCTCCCCAGTAAACATTAGCAGTCGAAGAAGTTGGAGTATGATTTTGATTATCGTCAACTAAACTATAATAATAATAACCACCATATAATACTATGTCATTCTTACTATAAGAAATAGCAGAGTTCCAAGCGTCAACCTTATATAATGATAAATCACTCATTTTTACCTTACACCTTTAGTATTATTACACTTATTAATAGTGTAATTAATTTATAATGTTAAGAAGAATTGTAAAAGAAAATCAAAGGTTATTTGTAGATTCTAAAGAAGTTTTAGGAATACAAGACTTTACTTTTAACTATAATTTACCAATAGATCTTACAAGATACCTTGGTATGGAAAGCGTTACTTTTTCTCATTCTAAGCCAGTAACAGCAGAAATAACAGTTAATAAGCTTTTAATAGATTCTGATAACTTTATAAATTATACAGGAGATAGTACATTTAGCGGATATTTAGAATATAAAGATAAATACTTTGCTTTTAATTCGGGTATATTAAATAATTATTCCATATCTTGCGCTGTTAATCAAATACCAGCTTTAAGTGCAAATTTAACAGTACTTGGTGAATTTGGAGAAGGAGTAGATAAAAGCTTATCTCTATTGCCTAAAAATGATATAAAGATAGCAGATTATGGAGATATAGAAGTGACATTAAATGATTTTGAATTTAATAGGCTTCAAAATTTCACATTAAGTATAGATACAAATAGAAATATATTATACAAGCTGGGTAATTCTTATCCATTTCAAATAATTACAAATCCGCCAGTTGTTACAAATCTTACATTTGGAATTAAGGTTGATGATTATCAAGTCAAAAATATAAGAGATTTATTATGTCAATATAAAGTAGAATCCCTAGGCATAACATTTAGAGACTTTAAAAATCCAACTGGAGCTCCTATCTTATCTTTTAATTTTAATGAAGCTATATTTCTTGGAGAATCTTACCAAGGATCAGTTGGCGATTCTTCTCTTGTTAATTTAACATATCAAGCTTTTAGTAGACCCACTCTTCCAATTACAAATAGAAATAATCTACAGAATGAAGATACAATAGATCGAACTAATAATATTAGTTTTTAATTTTAAAGTAAATTTTATATAAAAAACAAGCAAAGAGATGAGTTGCTAACCCACAAAATGGAAAAGAAAAGATTCCAAGGGTATAGTAAAGAGGATTGTAAAATAAAGTAGTAAAAATTCCCATCCAAAAACTAGAACATTCTGGACATAATAATGGTCGCCTAATATATGGAATCTTAGCTATAAAATTTCTTACTGGCGCAAATATATCAGAAAAACTCCAAACAAAACTAATTCCCAAACTTAATATTATATAAGTAAGAAGTTCAAAAAAGATCATAGAAAAAATACGTTAACATATTCATCATCAATTTTTGAAGTTGAAAATGCTCTAAAGTTTGCTCTTTCTTGAACTAAGCGATTTTGAAAAGTTTGCCATTCTGAAATTTTTACTTTTTCAGTCACTCCTGCGTATGATTTTGCTGTATATTTTTGAGTAATTGCTATTAGATCAACTTCTACTCCAGTATTTTCAATAAAATTATTTAAAAAATCAAGAGCTTTTTGTCTATTTGTATTAACATAATTTTCTACTTTACCTCTGCAACTACAATTTGGATTAGTACTCGCACTCTCTATGTCTGCATAAATTTCTGGCGCAACAGCTTGAAACGCAGTTTTAAATTGTTGATTTGATACTAATTCTAAGAATATCTTAGAAAGAAAAGGATAATCATTTGGTATGCTCATATTATATTATATGTTTGAGTATATATTTTATCTAATTATTATTGTGTAACATATAATGCGGCATGTTATGGAGCAGGATCAGCTAGCGCAGCAATATCTCTACCAAACGGAACAGTAGATATTAATGGTAATAGTAGTTTAGATTGTTGTGATTGTGGTGGAGGTGGTGGAGGTGGAGTTGTACTGAATTGCTCAGATCCTACCGCTTGTAATTATTATTCTTCAGAAGAATGTAGCTTTGGCATACCAACATGTGATAGAGTACAAGTTAACGTAGGTGTAGCGTGTAGTTGTGGACAAATAAATGTTAGTTACAGCAATATGATTATAGAGTTTGATTCATCACCGCCTGGTAATTGTGGGAGTTACAGTTTTGGACTTACTTCATCGCCAGGAGGTGGAAGTATAACAGTATCAACAACTAGGACTAATAATGATCCAAATTGTGATACTGGAGCTGCAGCCGATATATCGCTTTTTAGGAGTTGTCAAGGACTTAATTTAGGGGCCCAGGATTTCATTATAGGTTATGGAAGTATAACTTATCAAACTTCTAATTGCCCATGGCCAGAATATCATGAGTGTGCAGAATCTAACTACTACCCTTGTCCTGTATAGAATTATTTTAGTGTAATTTACTATTTATTTCGTTTAAAGTTTTTTCTATTTGCATGAATTTATTATCCATTCTCAAAAGAATATCTTCAAACATTTTTGATGCAATCTCGTCTTCTATCTCTGGAAATGGAAGATTTAAGTATGGTAATTTATTTTGCACAATATAAAAATATTCATTATCCTTGCTTAAATTAGATATGTCAGTATAAGTTTTTATTAAAATTTTATTTACTATTACTAATCCTTCTTTTACATTTTGAGGTAAAGGATTCAATAAATCTAAAATGACAAAATCATCTCTATAAGTTATATTTTTAATTAAATTTGTTTGGAAACTTTTTACTGTTGATCTTCTATAAAAATGATCAATATAAATTTTTGCTCCTCCATCACTTATAAATGGTGTTCCTTGATCTGGTGGAGTTACATAAGCTCCTTTTTCTTCCATTTCTAAATCTATATTTGTGTCATCAATTTCTGTTACTCTTAGAATAGTTTTTCTATTACTTGAAGTTAATCCGTCTTGAGGATAAAAGTTTTGATTTTTATATATAACTCCCTCTCTACTAGAGACTTCTTTATATCCAAAGAATTCATACTCATCATAATATATATCAATATAGTCGCCAATAGAAAATTCTTTAGTATTTTCAAAAATATGAATTTTGTTTTCTGCTTCTATTTTTTTACATTGTTTTTGAATTTTATAATTATCAAAACTATCAATTCTTAAAGTAAATAAATCTTTATCAAAAACTAAAAATGTATTCTTTCTTAAAGGTATGTTGGATATATTGGCATTAATTAATATTCCATCTTTAATTTTTGTAGCAGTATATCTATCCATTAATAGATTATATGAAATATTTTAAGGATATTCTAGAATTTATAATATCATTAGGCTTAGTATTAAAGTTTTTATTCATTAAATAGCCAGTTTTTAAGAATATCTGTAT